GCCCACCCGCGCAACCGCCTTGAGGGCGTCCCCGGACGATCGCGACAGTCCCTGCGTCAGGCCCGCGACCGTATCGTCGCCCAGGCCGGCGAAGACGCGCGACGGCGACCGGATGCCCAGGCGCTCCTTGAAGGCGGTGATCAGCTTGCCGCCTGCGCCCATGACGGCGCGGATCAGGTTCGGAACGCCGCCCAGGAGGCCGTTGATCAGCCCCATGATCAGCTGGCCGCCGAACTCGCGGAACTTCGGTCCCAGCGACTGCAGGGCAGGCCAGACGCGCTGGAAAGCCTGGATGAGCAGTCCGGCCGGCGTGAAGCTCATGAAGATGCCGATCAGGCCCCGAACGGCCGCGCCGCCGATCTCCTTGATGCGGGACCAGACGCCGGCCCACCAGGTGCTGATGGCGCCCCAGTTGCGATAGATCAGGAAGGCGGCCGCCGCGAGGGCGACGACGCCGACCACGATCCAGGTGATGGGGTTGGCCAGCAGGGCGGCGGTGAAGGCCCACGTGGACGCGATGGCGCCGCCGAGACCCGCGAGCAGGGGCGCGAAGAAGGCGCCCGCGCCGGCCAGGGCGAACTGAAGCAGGGCGAAGGGGCCGAGAACGGCGGCGACCGCCAGGGCCAGGCCGCCGAAGATCAGCAGGCCGGCGGCGACAATGCCGACCAGGGCGCCCACGACCTGGATGACGCGCGGATGCGCCTGGGCGAATTTGGTCAGGCGCTCCGAGGTTGCGCCAACGCGCAGAGCAACCTCACGGATCAGAGGAAGGAATGAAGTCCCAGCAGCGATTGCCGCGCCTCTCAGTCCATGCGTCGCCTGGTCGATTGCACCCTTGGCGCCGGACATGCGGTTGCCGAACTCGGTCGCCATGGACCCGGCCGTCCTCTCGGCGTCTTCCACGGCCTTCAGGTTGGTCTTCAGCACGTCCAGCTGCGTCAGCATCGGCGCGATCGCCGCCACGGACTCCGAGCCGAACAGCTGGGTCAGGATCGAGGCCTGACGTTCGGGCGACAGCTTCTTCACGCGCTCCAGCACGTCGATGATGGTCCCGCCGGCGTCGCTCTGCATGGCCTTGGCGACGCCTTCCGCCTCAAGCCCGAGGGCGGCGTAGGCCTTGCGCTGGGCCTTGGTGGCGGCCTCGCCCTTGGTCAGGGCGAGCATGGTGTTCTTGATGCCGGTGGCGGCGACCTCTTCGGCGACACCCATGCCGACGATGGTCGAGCCCAGGGCGGCGACCTCGGCCGCGGCCAGGCCGGCGACGCCTCCCAGCGGTCCGACGCGGGTGACGACGTCGGAGATGGCCAGCGCCGTGGCGTTGCCGTTGTCGCCCAGGTAGTTGATCTGGTCGGCGAAGGCGCGGACCTGGTCCTGCGTCATGCCGAAGGCGGTGCGCCAGGTGGCCATCTTCTCGCCCGCGTCCTCGGCGGTCGTGCCGAAGGCGACGCCCATCTGACCGGCGTCCTGGGCGAAACCCTTGAGCTCTTCGCGCGGGATCTTGGCCTGACCGGCCGCCGCGATGATCTGGGCGACGCCTTCCGCCGGCAGGCCGAGATCCTTCGACAGCTGCAGGACGTCGCGGTTCATCTGCTCGAACTGTTCGGGCGTGTCGAAATCGACCACCTTCTTCACGTCGAGCATGGCGTCCTGGAAGGTGATGGCGGCCCCCGAGGCCGCGACCAGGGGCGCGGCTGCGGCCATGCCGACGCCGATCGCCGTTGCGCCCGCGCCGGCGGCCGTGCCGGCGAACTGCTGACGCTTGTCATAGGCGGTTCGCGCGTTCGCCAGGCGGTTCTGACGATCCTCGAGCCCCTTCAGCTTGGAGCGCTGCTCCTCGAGGGCGTCGGTGGCGCGGCGGGTGCGAAGGGCCAGCCGCTTTTCGGCCTCTGCCAGGTTGCGGGTCGAGAGGCCCGCGGACTCGAGGCGACCGCGGATCGACTGAAGGGTTCGGGCGTGGCCTTCCTCGGTGGCCTTCAGCGATCGGACGCGGTCCCGCGCCTGTTCAAACGCGCGCGTCAGGGCCTTGGTCGGGTTCGCGGCCGCCTTGTGCGCCTGGGCCAGTCGCGCGGCTTCAACGCGCGCGGCCTTCAGGGATTCGCGCGTCTGACCGAGCCGATCGGTCATCTGCCGATAGGCGGCGACATCCTTGGAGGCGCGCTGCAGTTCCGAAATGCGCTCGCGCGCCGCCCGCAGCGCCTTGGACGTGGAATCGGTCTCGCCGCGCACGCCCTTCAGGAACCGCGTGGCGTTGCCGGCGGCGTCCATGATCAGCTGAAGGCGCAGGTTGCGGGACATGAAGCTCGGGGAGGGCTATCGGGTGCGGGGTTTGTCCGGAGCCGCGTTCATGCGGTTCCAGCGTTCGACGGCGCGATCGCGAACCTCCAGGATCTCCGTGAAGGTCATCTCTTCCATGGGCGTCGGCGACGGCCAGTAGTGGAAGACGGCGGCGATATCGGCGAAGGCGTCGTCTATGCTTCGAGGCCAGCTTCCGCCTTCTGGCGCTTCTGCAGCAAAAAACCGGCGATCTCGCCCGCGATGGCCGTGCAGTCCTCGGCTTCCATCGCCAGGAACTCCTGGGCGGTGATGACGGGCGAGGAGATCCTGCGCACCACCTTGGAGGCGGCGACCAGGTCGAGGTTCAGAAGGTCGACCACCTTGGCGCCGGTCAGGGCGCCGCCCAGCGGCTTGCGCAGGGTGACGGCCTTGATGACCTGATCGCCGCGCTTGAGCGGCGTGTCCAGCGGCACGACCACGGTCGCGCGTTCTTTCTTTTCAGTAACTTCTTCGTCGGTGTTCATCGTCTTTACCCGGTGAAGCGAAGGGAGGGCGCCGTGCGGACGCCCAGGAAGTGAGAAGGGGGACGGGGCGCCCGCCGAACCGCCGGCGGCGAGGCCGCACATGGGCGATCGGGTCGCTCGAGCGCATCCGGCCGGTCAGACGGCGGGCTCCCGTTTGAGGGCGCCCTACCGCATTGCTGCTTGAGGGCGGTTTTCGAAGCCGCCCTACCGCATAGCTGCTTGAGGGCGACCATCATCAGGCGAAGCCCAGGATGCGGCGTTCTTCGGCCAGGCGGTCGACGCCGTCGACGATGAAGACCTTGTTCAGGACGTCGATCTCGAACTCGGTCCGGCCGTTGCGGGTCTGCAGGTAGTAGACGCAGGCGGTCTTGTAGGTGACCTCGGTGTCGCCGCCGATCTCGTCGCCGCCGGCGTCGATGGCGTAGGTGCGGCCGCGGACCACGATTTCGACGTGGTCATATTCACCGGTCGCGGCGTTCTGATAGGCGCCGGTGAAGCGCAGCTGCGAAGCGTCGACCTGGTGCTCGGCGAAGGTGCTGTTCAGGCCGGGGATCTCGCCGCCGTAGGTATGCTCGACCTCCAGGGCCTGCAGGCCGTTGAAGATCTTGATCGGGGCGATCATGCCCGAGCCGCGCCAGTCTTCACCCTCCATTTCAAGAGGCGGGCGGGTGAAGGTCTTGCTCTCGCCGATGTAGGCTTCGCCGTTGCCGTGGACCACCATGTCCTTGAGCTTGCGGGGCAGGTTCATCGCAAAGGTTTCCTAGAAAATCGAATGGCTTGGGGGAGGCGGTTCAGGCTGACGTTCAGGCGGCCATCTGGTTGAAGTCGGCGTAGAACTCCTCGGTGATGAGGCTCTCGATCGATAGGTCCTCAAGCGGGGCGCAGGGCGTGAAGCGGTAGCCGATGCGCAGCCGGCCGGCGGCCAGCTGGTCGGGCGTATTGGCGTCGGTCAGGTAGGCTTCCGCGCCGATGATCAGGCCGGCGGCCTTCAGGCGGCGGAACATGGCGTTGATGCTGGCGACGATGTCGCGCGCCAGGGCGGGCGTCAGCGGCCGGTCGATGTAGGGGAAGACGCCCTCGGCGATCGTGTCGCGCAACACCTGGTTGGTGCGCACCGCGCTTTCGAAGGCGAAGCGCGGATCGACGGAACAGCCGCGATTGCCCCAGAAGCGGTCGCCGTCGCGGCGGATCAGGCAGGTGACGTCGGCGCCGTTCAGGATACCCGCCTCGGTGTCGTCGCTATGGAGATCCCAGCTGACCGCAGGCGTGATGCCGACGACGCCGGCGACAGGCAGGTTGGAGATCGTCTTGTGGAAGCCGATCTCCTGATCAGTGCGGGCGCGCAGGCCCACGGCCCGAGCCGAGGCGTAGGACGGCTCGACCACGGCGGTGAAGGGGTTGGCGGCCAGGAAGTCGCCGAACTGCAGGAAGAGCTCGCGCTGGTTGAAGCCGGCGCGGAAGGCGACCGCCGCCTCGACCGTGCGCACAGGCCCAGCGTCATAATAGGCGATGGCGTTCAGCTTGCCCGCCAGGACACCCAGGGCGGAGGCCACTTCGGCCGAAGAGAAGCCGGGCACGGCGAGGATGCGCGGGCGAACGCCCGTGGCGCTTTCGGCGTCCATCAGGGCCTGCAGGCCGGTTCGAGAACCGGCGACGCCGCCTCCGATGAGCTTGGCGTTCTGATCCGTCGCCACGTCTTCGGGGTTGCCGCCGGAGCCTTCAGCCACGCGAACCACGACACCGACGGCGCGAGCCTGGTCGCCGATGGCCTTCAACGACTTGGCCAGGGTGCCGCCGTCGCCGGCGGCCTGAATCGCCGCTTCGATGTCCGTCACCAGGACGGGCTTGTCGAGCGGAAAGACCTCTTCATCCGCCGCCGGGGCGACGGCGACCAGACCCCAGATAGAGGTGGCGGCCACGGCCAGCGTCAAAGGGCCGGCGGCGACTTCGATAATCTTGACGCCGTGGCGGCGGGGCGTGAGAGCCATGGTCAGGATCCTTGGTTGGTCAGGTTCGTGGAGCGGCCGATCGCAGCGCGCTGAAGGGCAGGGCTACGGACAGGGCGCGAGGGCGGGGCAGGTCGGTGCGGACCAGCTCCAGCTGCAGGGCGGCCGAGGCGCCGTCGGTCGTCAGCTGGACGGCCTTAAGACGTGAGCGACGGTGAAACCGAATGAGCGCCAGCGCGGTGGCCCCGTAGAGCTTGAGGCGCGTGATCGCGTTCATCGGCTGGTCGACCAGAAGGGGCAGGTAGGAGCCGTAATCGCGGCGCATGACGCGCGAGCCGATCGGCGTGGTCAGGACGTCGGCCACCGAACGGCGCACATAGTCGTCGGTGTCCGAGGCGATCGCCCGCCCGTTGCTGGAGGAGAGGCCGGTCATTGGGGACCTCCGGACACGGCTGAGCCTGCGGTCACGCCGAGGTGTTTGTGGGCCTTGGCGCTCTTGCCGGCGAAGACGACGTCCTCGTCGCCGGTCACAACGCCGGAAGCGCGTGCGTCGCCCTGGACGTCCAGGTCGCCCTCGATGGCGACGTCGCCGCGGATGGACAGGCCGTCGGGCGCCACGAGCTCGGCGGATCCGGCGAGATCGAACTGCAGGCGTTTGGCCTCGGGATCGTAGGTGAGGATCGATCCGTCACGGAAACGAATGCCGGCGCGCACGCCCAAGAAGAGCGGCGCCATCCCGGAAGACGGCAGGCTCGCGGCGATGTAGGCGCGCTCTGGGTCTCCTTCGGGGGAAATGACGGTGACCGGCTGGCCTTCAGTCGGAGGGAGCCAGATCGTGATGTCGCCGACCGGCATGTGCCAGTCGATCGGCGGCGTCAGGATGTCGCCGAGGCGGACCACGGCCTTGCCGGCGTCAAGGTCGACGGAATGGACCACGCCCTCGCGCACCAGGTCCGCCAGGGCGCGGTTGGTCGAAGCTGCAGATGAAGATGGGGCGGGGCGACACATGGCGCGAACGATGGCGCAGCGTCCGGCTGCTTTCGCGCGCGCGCTGTGGTCAGGTCCGCCCCGCACCACAAGGGCGTGGTTTCAGGCGCCGGTGGCCAGCAGTTCGGTCGCCAGGACCGGCCAGTCGATCGCTCGGGGAAAGCCGTCCTGTTCGGGCACGTCGCGCAGGGCCTGCACGTGTTCCTGGACGAGGCGATAGTCCTCGGGCGTCAGGGTGGTGGCGATCTGCAGGGCCTGCTCGTCGCGGTGACGCTCGATCAGCCAGCGGACCTGGGCGATCTCCGCATCGCGGCGACGGCGGGCCTGGTTCGCCAGAACCTCGTCCGAGGCGCGCGGGGGCTCGACCGTTATGGGTTGGCCATCTTCGTCGGTCGACAGGATGCGGCCGGTCGAAAGCTCGTCCAGAATGCGCGCGTGGTCCTGATCGCTGAGCGAGATGATGTCGTCTGGCAGGTCGTGCGGCCACAGATCAGGGTCGATGAAGAGGCGCGCGGAAGGGCAGAATACGATGCTCATGTTCAATCCTAGGGGATGATCTCGCCGCCGCCGCCACCGGGTGGGAAGCCGCCTCCCCCGCCTCCGCCGCCGGAGCTGTAGGCAGGATTGGGTGTTCCTCGGGCGAGGCCGAGAGCCATCCATTCGTAGCCTGACATATTGCCGGAGCTGTTGTTCGCGCGGTTGGCGTAGAAGACGATGCGGTCCAGGTAGCGGCCGACGACCTGCATGTAGAAATCCATGCCGATAACCTCATTCGCATTGCGCGGCGTGGCGCACGCAAAGAGACAGCCGCCGCCGAAAGCGACAGGCAGGGCGGCGTGGACCGGGCCTTCGGCATGGCTTCCCGCCGAAACGCCCCACTGGATGATCAGGTCGGTGCCGGGCACCTGGGCGTAGCCGTTGGGGCCGATGGATTTGGCGAAGGACCAGAGGGACGACGGAGTGATGAAGCGGTCATGTGCCACGCCTGCGGCCGCCTCGGCCGGGTTGGCCTGACGCAGGTTGAATTCCGACCAGATGCGATAGGAAACCTCGCCGAGCGACCAGCCGCCGATCTTGAGTTCGTTGTCCGTATCAAGGCCGAAAAAGGCCGCGCACTGACCCGGCCGGTGCAGGGTTATATAGGCCGCGCCGCCGCCGCTCCTCGCGCGGACTTCCAGCGCCCCGCGTCCGTAATCGAGGTTGCCCCGCGCAATCGTGTTGTCGACGGGACAGGCGAAGGTCTTGTTGCCGGTGACGGTCGCATCGCCGGCGAGGTTCGTCCAGCCGTTCAGATCGGCTTTCGTCGCCGGGTTGAAATTGCCGGTGTGGAAAATGTCCCGCAGCGCACCGTCAACCTGAGCGCGAAGGCTAGTCAGATTCTGCCCGAACAATCCGCTGAGGATCAGGTTGCCATTATTCCCGGTCGCCGTTCCTGCCTGAAGGAACAGGCTGTCGCCGTTGCCGATGGTGCGGAAACGGGCGGGGCCGCTTTCGAGATTGATCTGACCGTAGAAGTGCGGGTCTTGGACGTTGGCCTTGATGGCAGGGTCGAAGTTCTGATCCGTCCAGAGCTTCGCCCAGCTTGCATAGGATTGACCCGTGGGGGAAGCGCCGACCCAGGCTTCAGGCTTAGTGCCCGGCTGTGTGGTGTGACTGATGACAATGGCCGCATAGCCGTCACTGTTGTCGCGCCGGGCGACCTTTGACAGGTAGGCATAGCCGGTGTCGGGCATACCCGGCTGGCGCGGCTGAACCATAGTGGTGAAACCCGTCGGCAGAGCCCCGTAGGCCTCGGGGGTGCTAAAGGTCATCAGCCGCCCGGCGCCGGTCTTGCCCAGGCCGGTGGCGCTGATCGTCACGAGGTTGGAGACGTCGAAGTGCTCGGCAGTCCAGGCGCGATAGCCGTTGACCGTCAGCCCGCCGGTTCCGATCAGTTCATAGCGACCGTTGGAGTAGGCAAGCCACCGGCTCGCGTCGCTGCCGAAATAGTAGACGCCATCGACGGCGTTGCGGGCCGCGATCACGTCCTGGAACAGGGCGTTCACCCCCAGGGTCGCCTTGGTGTCCGGGTTGAAGTTGCCGGTATCCCATGGCGTGGCGCTTCCGAACATCGGCCGGGACGACAAGGTGGCCTGGCCCGTAGCTCGGTTAATCGACAGGGCTGCGCCGATGTAGGAGCCCGCATCGCTGTACCGATCGATGGTGAAGTCCGACCCAGCGTTCCCACCGGCTTCGCCTGATCCCGTTGCGCCAAGCGTCCAGCGAGCCGCGCCAGCGGTTCGAATGACAATGCGGCGGGCCGTCGAGGCGGCGGCGTTGAGCAAGAACTGAGGCGCTTCGACAATACCGCTGAAGATCGGAGAGCTCAGCGGCGCCTTGGCAGCCAGCGCATCGACCAGGCCCGACACCTGCGCCATGGTGTGGCTGTGCAGAGCAGACGCCTTGTCGGCCAGGGTAGCGATCAAGCCGCCAATGCGAGACATCGGCAGTTCCGGGATGCGGTTCGCGTGAAACGTGCCCGTCTCGACGTCGGCCGCGTCATGCTTGTGATCCTTGAGGGCGAAGTTGGTCAGGGCGCCGAGCGCGCGCTTGAACGTCCGGACGGTTATGACCCGCCAGGGGTCCAAACCCGCGTCCACCTCCGCGTCGGTGGCGATCTCGACAACGCCGGCGACGGTTTCGCTAGCCGGTGGAAGGGTGAAGCCGACCGGGCCGAACTCGACGTTGGCCGTCCCCAGGGCCACCAGCCGCGCATCGACGGCCAGGAGCAACATGGCGGCGGCCGACTTTTCCAGGATGGGGTCGGCCTGGCTATAGACGGCGAAGAGGACGCCGGTGGAGGCGTAGAGGCCGAATGACCGCAGGGCGTAGGCGTCCGCGCTCTCATCGCGGATCGTCACATGAAGGGTATCGTCGGCGACGACGTCGCCGGCCATGGTGGCCAGCCGCTTGCGTTCGTTCGGCAAGGCCGTCAGGCCCGCCAGGTCGCCGGCGATCGCCTGGGTCGAAACCCCGATCTGCGACAGGACGAAGGCGACCGTGCCGTTGTGCTGGGCGTTGATGAGCGCGGCGCGGCCGGCGTCGGTGATGGTGATCTGGAAACCGGACATGATCAGACGGCCTCGGAGAGCTGCAGGCGGCGGTAAACGGCTGGACGGGCGGCGGCGGCTACGGCCTGGACGCCTCTGGCGGTGAAGCCCTGGGTGACGGTGAACCAGGAGCGGGCCGGCTTGGTGCGGGCGACCTCCTCGATCACCTCTTCGATGAAGCGCTGCGAGGCGGTTTCGCCGTCATCGCCGGTCAGGGTCAGCACCATGTCGAAGGTGTGCGGCTGGCCGGGCGGGTCCATCTGCCACCATTCGCGCAGCGCGATCTGCCCGCCGAAGGCCTGGACGATGGCGCGCACCGACCCGGCCGAACCCTTGCGACGGTGCAGGTCGATCGAGGAGGCGATCAGGTTGCGCTTCACGCGGGGCGACCAGCCGGGATTCCAGGAGTCGACCGAGCGGGTGAAGGCCAGCCAAGGCAGGAACCGTTCGGGGCAGGTCTCGACATTGACCAGGTCGCGCAGCGGCGTCGGGATGACGTCGAGGCGACGGCTGAGGATCTCGAGATCACGTTCGAACCGGGTCGCGTTGGGCGGCAGAAGCGAGGTCGGGTCGGCCGCCCCGAGATGTCGGGCCGGGGTCATTCGGCCAGGCCCCCGTAGGTCAGCGTGACGCCCCGACACAGGGCCGCCTGGGTGGGGCCTACCACGATCGAAGCGGCCGGCTGCGTCAGTTCGACGTCCTGGACGCCGTCAGGGCAAAGCGCGGCGGTCAGGGCCGCGCGGGTGATGTCGCGGCCGAGGCGGTAGGAGCGGGCGAGGTAGTCATCGAGCCGACGGCGGGCCTCGGCTAGCACGACGTCGCTGTCCGGCCCGGCGAAGGTTTTGATCGTGGCCGCGATCGTGAAGGTGAGGATCTCGGCGGCCTGGACCGTCACATGATCGGTCAGGGGGCGGACGTCCTCGTCGGTCACGGCGGCGGTGACGATGTCGAGAAGCGGTTGCTCGGGGACGCCGCCGTCGTCGCGCGACAGAACCGTCACCAGGACCCGACCGGGCGAAGGCGTGATGCAGGAGGCATCCAGCACCTGGCCGGATGCGGCGCGCGCGAAGCTGACGTAGGCCCCCGCAGGGCCGGCGACCGAATAGCCTTCCGGTCCCATCATGGCGCGTTCACGCAGTGAATCGTCGCTTTCCATGACGGCCGGAGCCCCGGTCAGGGGATCGGCCGGACGGATGACCAGACGGCGGGCGAACGGCGCTGCCACAACGTCGAGATCCGCGCCGATCGCGTAGGGCAGGGTCATGGCCCTGGCGGCGTCGTTCACACGCTTGCGCAGGTTGAGCTCGCGATAGGCGAAGACCTGCATCAGCTTGACCAAGAGTTCGCTCTCGTCCTCCAGGACGGCGGCGGCGTCCGGAGCCAGCGCGATCAGATCGGCCTTGGCTTCGGCGAGGATCGCCTCAAAGCCGAGTTCTTCGATCACGGCCGGGAAGGGCAGCCGCGATAGATCAACGGCGGTCGTGCCGCCGGCGGGGCCGGAATACTGCGTCATGGGCGGATAGGGCCGCCCGACCGCGATCAGCGCGACAGCGGGCTATGGTCAGGTCCGCCCCGCACCACACGGCGGGCGCTAGACCCGCCCTTCCATGTGATCGAGGAGCAGAGCGAGCATGGCCTCGTCGTCTGCCTGGCTGAAGCCCAGCAGTTCGCGTTGCGGATAATCCGTCTCGGGACCGTCGGGGACAACCCGGTCCTTCAGGCCGAAATGGTGGATGCGGGCCAGCTTTGACGCGCGGCCGGCGAACTCGACATAGGCTTCGTCGGGCGTCGCTCCGGCGCGCATGTGCGCCGCGGTCCTCAGCTTGACGAACATGGCGGCCGCCTTGCGCCGCCCCCCGCCGCGCCGGCTGCGGATGACGCCCGTCATGGGGCCGGGGTCGGCTCCGCCTTCGGCCGGCAGGTGTCGCGAAATCCGATCGGCCCGGAAGGTGCGGATGCCCTCCGCCTCCCGATCGAAGCCGGTGAGCATGTTACCGCGCCGGACCCAGCTGCGCATGTCCACCAGGCGCTCCCTGTCGCCGCGGCGATAGAGGAAGCGGATCGGGCGGCTGGCGGGTTTCTGTTCCTTGCGGGGTTTGCGCTTCGGCCACGGCGCCCCGTCGGGGCCGACCTGGGCGCGGATCCGCTTCTGCTGAGACCGGCGCAGTTCGAAGGCGGCGCGTCGCAACAGGCGCGAGCGCTCCTTGGACGTCAGCCGTTCGATGTAGGTCGACACGGCTTCGCGGTAGACGGCGATCTGGTCTTCGCGATCGGCCACGTCAGGCGTCCGGGTGGGCGCTGCAGCTGGCGATCAGTTCGCCGTCCAGATAGACGCGGTGAAGGGGCGCGGCCTGCTCGAGTGCGAAGGGGACAGGCTCTTCAGGCCGCACCAGGTCGTGGCCGCCGTCCTCGCGCGGCCGAAGGTGCAGGCCTTCGGTCAGGGGGATGCGGACCATGATGTCCGACTTGCCGTCGTCCAGGAGCTCGACCTCCCAATCGATTCCGCCGTCGGCCGCCGTCAGGGAGAGGAGTTCCGGCTGCCAGCGGGCTATCCACATCATCAGCGGGACCGTGATCTCGTCCAGGCCATAGGCGCAATCCAGCACGGCCATGACCAGGGTGTAGCGGTATTCGAAGCCGAGGCCCGGCCGACCGCGGGCGACGACGCTGCCGCTGGGGATGGCGAAATGCAGATCGGCCGGGTTCTGGCGCATGCCGCGGTGGGTCAGCGCCTCGGCCATGTGGGCCTTCAGGCTGTTGAGCTTGCGCATCAGCGTCCCCCGAACAGGCGACGCCAGGACGGGGCCGGCGCCTGGGCGCGCAGCCAGGCCTCCTGATCCGCCTTCTCGGCAGCGTGGACGTCGACGGCCAGCTGACGGGCGGCGTGGCTCATGACTT